GGCAGCGGTCAGGTCGGTCATTTGCACATTCCTCATTCACAGTCCCTGGAGATTACCAGCCGCCCGCAAACAACGTCAATACCCTTGGCGGGGGCTGGACAAGAAAGTTGAAGTCAGGGCGCCGCGTGCGTAGATTGCGGTGAGGAAGCAAGGGGTTAGATCATGGCTGGGGTGAAGGGGGTGCCGCGTCGTAGACCTGACGGGACAGGCATCGGTGGCCGTCCGTCTAGTTACAAACCCGAGTATTGCGAGCGCGTCGTGGAGATGGGCGGGCAGGGGAATAGTCCTCTCCAGATGGCCGCAGAACTAGGGGTTTTGAGAGAAACCCTCTACGATTGGGCCAAAATCCATCCAGAGTTTTCTACAGCTTTTACGAGAGCGAAAGAACTTTCCCAGAAATGGTGGGAAGATGCGGGCAAAACGGGCATCTTTGCGGAGAAATTCAACGCACAGGTGTGGAAGTTCGTGATGTCGAACCGGTTCAAGAACGATTGGGCCGAGCGCCGGGTGCAGGAAGTCTCTGGCCCGGACGGCGGCCCGATCCAGACGGAGACGAAGGCCCTGGACGTCTCCCGGCTGTCTCGCGAGGAGCGCGATGCTCTCAAGCGCACGTTGCTGATCGCCCTGGGGGAGGGTGAGGGCTAGTGGCGCGCCTGGACCTACGTATCGAGGAGCCCTGGACTCAGGCGCAGACCGAGTATCTCCACTCCCTGTGGATGGCCTCCACGGAGGACGGGCAGTGGCAGTATACGGTCACGCAGATCGGTCAGAAGCTGGGTCGGTCCCGAAACAGCGTGATCGGGCGCCTGAGACGGACGGGGGCATCTGGGCGGGTCAATCCCGTCACCAGGGCCGCCATCATCCCCCAGGCCACTGTAGCCCCGCCTGAGCCCGCGCCGGTGGTCATCAGGCTGCCCAGGCCACGCTACATGGCTGTGCAGACCGCCCTGCGACCATCAGAGCCCTGCCAGTGGCTGGACGGGGATGAGCGGCCCTACGCTCAGTGCTGCGCGCCCAGGATGCTGGGTCGGTCCTACTGCGCGGCGCATCACCGCGTGGCCTATCGCGGCGCCCCGGAGGTGTCAGTGTGAGCCTACTCTCGATCGGCGGTCAGCAGATCAACGCTCGTTCCGTATTGCATGAAATCGAAAAGATAGACCTCGAGGACGACCTCTACAGCTTCGTCGAGTCCGCGTGGCCCGCGATCGACAGCGCCAACTTCGCCCAGGGCGGCTACGCGATCCAGGCGGTATGCGAGCACCTACAGGCATGCTGCGATGGTCATATACGAAACCTACTGATCAACATTCCGCCGCGCTTCAGCAAGTCTACAATCTGCGGGACCATGTTCCCCGCTTGGGTCTGGGCCCAGCGCCAGCGCACGCCGCTATCCGGGCCGGGGGCGCAGTTCCTCCACTCATCCTACGCCATGTCCCTGTCCGTCCAGGACTCGGTGAAGTGCCGCACACTGATTCAATCCGAATGGTATCAGTCGCGCTGGGGCGATCGCTTCGCCCTGGTCGGGGACATGAACACCAAGACGCGGTTCCAGAACGACAAGAACGGCGCCCGCATCGCGGTGTCCGTCGGGGGCACGACGACCGGCTTGGGCGGCAACTATCTGATTGCAGACGATCTCAACAACGCCGCCGAGGCCAACAGCGAGGCCATGATTGAGACCGCCATCAACTGGTGGGACACGGCTTGGTATAACCGCCTCAACGATCCCGTGACCGGCTGCCGCATCGTGATCGCCCAGCGCCTGTCGGAGCGGGATATCAGCGGCCACGTCCTCGAAAAGCAGGTCGGCGCCTGGACGCACCTATGCCTACCCATGCGGTTCGAGCCCGACAGATCGTTCCATACGGTTCTGGTGCCCGCATGGGCCACGGACGACGGCGAAGAGATCATATGGGAAGATCCCCGCACCCAGGAAGGCGAACTACTCTGGCCGGAACGCTTCCCCGAGAATGAAGTATCTTTGCTAGAGAAAACGCTCGGTCCATACGCCGCAGCCGGTCAGCTACAGCAGCGCCCAGCCCCAAAGGGTGGCGAGATACTGAAGCGGGAATGGTGGCAGCTTTGGCCCGACGGTGCTTACCCGCCCATGGACTTCGTTGTGGCCAGCCTGGACACGGCCTACACCACGAAGCAGGAGAATGATTTCTCTGCGCTGACGGTCTGGGGCGTGTTCACCGGGGACACGGTCCATCAGGCCACGCGGGTCATCGGGGCAGACGGGATCGCCGGGCAGGTGGAGCGGATGGTCACCGAGACCGCGCCGCGCCTGATGCTGATGGACGCCTGGGCCGAGAGGCTACAGCTACACGACCTCGTCGTCCGGGTGGCGAACACCTGCCGCAAGATGCGGGTAGACAGGCTCCTCATCGAGGACAAGGCCGCCGGGCACAGTGTGGCTCAGGAACTGCGGCGCCTGTTCGGGCACGAGGATTGGGCGGTGCAGCTTGTGAACCCCGGCAACCAGGACAAAGTGGCCCGCGTTCATTCCATTGTTCACCTTTTCGCCGAGGAGATGATCTACGCCCCCGATCGATCCTGGGCCGACAAGGTGATCACGCAATGCGAAAACTTTCCCAAGGGGAAGAACGATGACCTTGTGGACACCGTGTCGATGGCGATACGCCACATGCGCGACCTGGGCATGCTGACGCGGGCGCCAGAGCGGCAAGCTGAGATCGAGGAAGGCATGCGGCACACGGGTTCGCCCCCGACTGCATTGTATCCAATATAAAGGGATAATGTGAAATAATGCCTATAAAGCTGAACGCTACCGTTGACCCGCATGAAGCCAGTTCGCGGCACTGGACCGTGACTGTCTGGGACATAGATGTTGCGGAACGCACGAAAGTATATGTTATTAAAGCCGATACTGATACCATGGCCGCCATGGAAGGCATCCGCCGGATGGAGGCGGAGTATCTTGGAGTAGACAATGGCAGGGCTGAACCCGGACAACATCCGGCTGGACCAGACAGCGCCGTCTGAAGGCCTGGACGACGAGCCTGTCCAGGTCGTCGTGGATGAGGGCGTATCTGACACCGACACACCGGAAATGGACGACGCGGGGAACATTCTCCGGATCAACCACCCGGACGGGTCCGTTACCGTCAGCATCGACGGCAATCCGCTGGAGCGTGCCGGCAACGCCAGTGTGGGGTGGTTCGACAACCTCGTCGATGAGATCGACGGGATGGAATTGGCCCGCATCAGTGAGGAACTACTGCGTGGCATCCGGGACGACCTGGAGACGCGCAAGGAGTGGATCGAGGATCGCGCCACGGGTCTGAAGCTGTTGGGCCTGAAGCTGGAGACCCCTGGGGTCCAGGGCGCGGCAGACGGCGCCCCGGTGGAGGGTATGTCCAAGGTGCGGCATCCGCTGCTTCTGGAGGCCGTGCTGCGCTTCCAGGCCAACGCCCGGTCGGAACTGCTGCCAACCGATGGGCCGGTGAAGATCAGGAACGACAGCAACACCGAGACGGTCCAGCAGGAGCGTCTAGCCGACTGCCTGGAGAAAGACCTGAACCACTATCTGACGGCGGTGGCGACGGAGTATTACCCCGACACCGACCGCATGCTGTTCATGCTGGGATTCGGCGGCACGGCGTTCAAGAAGGTCTATTATTGTCCGCTACGAAATCGCCCGGTGTCCGAGACGGTGGATGCCGACGATCTCATTGTGAACAACGCGGCCACTGACCTGAGCAACGCCAAGCGCATCACGCACCGCGTCTACATGCGGCCCAGCACGGTGAAGCGGCTCCAGATCCTGGGCGTCTACAAAGACATGGAGTTGTCCACGCCGAAGTCGGAGGATGCGGACGCCGTCCAGCGGGAGAAGAACTCCCAGCAGGGTATCTCGATGAACGCCGCGAACCCAGACGATCGGGACCGGGAAATCTACGAGTGCTACTGCGAACTGGACATCAAGGGCTTTGAACACAAGAACAAGGGGCGCGAGACCGGGCTTGAGATCCCGTATCGCGTGACCATCGACGCTTCCTCGCGTGAAATCCTTTCGATCGTCAGGAACTACGACGAGGACACCAAGGAACTGCCCGAGGCGCGTGATACGTTTGTAAAGTATACCTTTACGCCCGGCCTGGGGTTCTACGATATCGGCCTGCTGCACATCCTGGGCAACACCACGAATGCCATTACGGCGGCGTGGCGCGAACTGCTTGATGCCGGCATGTATTCCAACTTCCCCGGCTTCCTTTTCGCGGACGTTGGTGCCCGGCAGAACACCAACATCTTCCGCGTGCCGCCGGGCGGTGGGGCGCCGGTCAAGACGGGTGGCATGCCGATTAACCAAGCTATCATGCCCCTCCCCTATAAGGAGCCGTCCCAAGCCCTGATGGCCCTGGTGGGGAACATGGCCGAGACCGGCATGAGGATCGGGGGCACTAGCGAACAGCAGGTCGGTGAGGGCCGTGCGGACGCCCCGGTGGGAACCACGCTGGCCATGATCGATCAAGCGACCAAGGTGCTGAACGCCGTCCACAAGCGGCTCCACGCCGCTCAGGCGCGGGAGTTCCAGCTTCTGGCCCGTTGCTTCCAGGAGAACCCGGAGTCATTCTGGAAGCGCATTCGCCGCCCGGCATACCAATGGGATGAGCAGACCTTCCTGATGGCGCTGAACGATGCTGATCTGGTGCCCCAGGCGGATCCAAACACG